GAGCGATAACTAATGGCACACTTCAACCTATCTGAGTATCAAACCGTTCAAGAGCGTATAGATCTCTTCTGGCAAAAGTGGGGCAGTGGCAGAATCAATGTTGAGTTAGTAACTTTCACCCCTGAGCAGGTTGTGTTCAAGGCAGAAGTGTATTTGCACAAAGATGACCTCTATCCTGCAACAGTTGACTTCGCTGAAGAACGCCTAGGGTCTTCACCAGTAAACAAAACATCTTTTGTTGAGAACTGTGCAACGTCAGCTGTAGGTAGAGCAATCTCTATGCTAGGTGGCGAGTTTAGTCCTAAAGGGAAACGCCCTTCAGCAAGTGAAATGAGTAAAGTAGCCAGGCTAAGCACTCCTGAAGTAGCTCGTAACTGGCAAGCTGCATTAGATAACATCAACGACATTGAAGGCTTACGATCGCTATACAACGAAGCGAAACAAGGTAAAGCCCCTACTGCTATTCTGGAAGCAATCAAGGGTAAGGCCGATGGAATCACTGGAGCTGCTTCAAGCAATTAGCGTACTCTCTGCACACATCAGAGAGTTAGGTGAACTTGTCGTATGCCTTACAGATGACCCTGTTCTTCGCGGTAAAACTCTGGTTCGGCTGAATGAGCAGACTATTAGGCTCAACACGCTGATAAGTTACATGGATTAGGTGTTTTTGCTGTAGTTGTGGTTAGATACAGGTTATGACCGTATCGGACAAAGATGAACTGTATCAGGCGTGTACACGCTGTGGAGCTTGGATTGTTAGAGATGTTGTCCATAAACGTAGGCAACGCAACGATCAGTATGCAGATGAATGTAAAGACTGTCGTGATGTACGCAAATACAGTGAAACGTATTTTCTTCGCACCGTAATCCGTAAACATCCAACACTAGGCAAAATAGAATGTTTAGCTTGGAATGGTGAGATTGACGATAACTGGAATCCGATAGACGAAAACGGTGAACTGTATCGCCCTGGGGAACGTATTTGTGGGGCTAAAGACTGTATAGGCATACATCACGTTATTGCACCTAAAACATGTGCTAAGGTTTCAGATAAGATAAAAGTGGAGTCAGCCCTAGGAAAAGAACTGACCCCACATAACCGATAACTCAACTATCGGCTTTCTCATTCTAGCAGTGAGTAGCCGTTGAAAGGCTACACATGAAGCAACCTGCTAACAGTTTTGAAGCTGTCAAACTTGTCTTAGATAAAGCACCTAAAGACTTGACACACATCCAGCGACTTGTGTTGATCCAAATCGCCCACCATTACCCCACCCCACATCTCTCTCAAAAGACTCTTGCAGCTGAAATAGGTTGTAAGCGTGTTGACACTGTAAATCGTGCAGTGCAGGCTTTAGTGAAGCGTGAACTGTTGATTGTGAAACGTCAAGGGCAGGCTAGAGCTAACAAGTATGAGTTGAATTACGGTTCTAACGTATACGCTCAAACCGCATCCGTGACTACACGCCAAACCGTAAGTCATGTATACGGTCAAACCGTACTTAAACAAACAAGTAACAAAAAAGAAAACAAAGAACGTTTTTTTGAGTTTCTAAAGAACTTCCCAAACATGACTGTTGATGAAGCCAAGGTTTATCGTGCCTGGACAAAAGCACTCCTAAAAGGCACTAGTGAAGATTTACTTGTTACTGCTTCGCAGGCTAATAGGGAAATGCTTGAACCTGATGCTTGGTTGAACTTTGAGAAGTGGAAGAGCTATAAACCTAGTGATCATGATGATTGGTGGGGTAGGGCTGTAAATGACTAATACTAGGGATGCTGTTGAGCGTAGTGTGTTGGGTGGGTTGTTGACTTTCCCGAAGGTGTGGGATGATTTGCAGCTTGTTGCAGACTATTTTGGTGATGCTTTGAATAGGCTGATTTTTGAGCGTATGCAGGTGTTGCGTAGTGATGGTGCTGAACCTGATGTTGTGTTGGTGAACGCTGGTTTGAATGTGCGTGGCGTTGAGCGTGTCTTTGAGTGCACTGGTGATGCCCCTATGTCGCCTGTTGCTGTGGTTTTTCATGCTAAACAGTTGAAGGCTATGTGGGCTAAAAGTGAGTTGGAGTTGGCTGGAAGGATTTTGGCTGATGATGCTTTGAAGGCTGATAGTGATGTTTCTGGTTTGGTTGCTGGGGCGTTGCAGGTTGTGGATCGTGTTTCTGCTAGTCAGGTTGGTTTAAGCATTGTTTATCCTGGAGAGTTTTTACCTGAGTATGTGTCTGAGATGTCTAGCAAACCCCCTTTTATGCCTACTTGCTGGAAACGGTTGAACAAGTTTATTGGTGGTTGGCGTGATGCAGGTTTTTATGTTGTGGCAGGTCGCCCTGGTCAGGGTAAAACTATTGTTGCTTTGCAGGCTGCTTTTGAACTGTCTAAGCAGGGTAAGCACGTGCTGTATTTTAGTTTGGAGATGCCTGCTCTGCAGTTGCAACATCGTTTGTTGGCTCAGGCGTTGTGTATTGACTATTCTTTGATTGCCAATGATGAGCTTGATTTTGAGATTATGAACGCTGATGCTACTCATGTTTGGGCTAGGGATGTTGTTGCTTCGGCAGCTGATAGTTTGGGCAACAATTTAGGCCTTATCGGTTTAGGTAAGTTGACTCCTAATGTGGTTCGGGCTTATGTTTCGGCTGCTTCTAAGGTTCGTAAGGTTGATGCTGTGTTTATAGATTATTTGGGTTTGATGCATGATGACGTTGAGCATAGGGACAAGATTTCTCGTATCGGCAGTGTCAGTAATCAGTTAAAGCAGTTTGCTTTGGAGTTGAGTATCCCTGTTGTTGTTGCTGTTCAGTTGAATCGTGACGTAGAGAATCGGAGCAACGGTAAACCGCAGTTAAGTGATCTAAGGGACTCTGGAAGTATTGAGCAGGATGCTGATGTTGTGTTGATGATTGGTAGGAAGCATCGTGAAGGCGATAACCCTGATGGGCAGGGCAGTGATTTTGCTTTGGTTGTGGCTAAGAATAGGCATGGCGAAACTGGTGCTGCTAGATTTATAGCTCAGGATGGGTTTAGCAGAATTGTGGAGTTACCTTATGCATAGTGATTTGTTTAGTGATGATGATTGGGTTGATTTGGAGCGTTCAGCTGCACCTTTGACTTCCGCTGTTGCTATGGATGAGATCACTGAAACCCTTATTACACCTTTTGATTATGAGAGTTCTGGGGTTGAGAAGTTTTACCCTTATTTGTTGCCTGATGAACTGCCTAAAGATTTTGGTTTGGGTGTCATTGTTGGTGCTTCTGGTTCAGGTAAATCTAGTTTGCTGAAACATTTTGGTGTTGTTGATCAGCATGAGTGGAATGATGGCAGTGTTGTGTCTAACTTTGCTTCTGCTGTTGAAGCCAATGAGAAGTTATCTGCAGCTGGTTTGATGAGCATCCCTGATTGGGTGAAGCCTTACAGTGTTTTGAGTAATGGCCAGAAGTTTCGTGCTGATTTGGCTCGTAGTTTGCGTGATGGTGCTGTGATTGATGAGTTTACGAGTGTTGTTGATCGTAATGTTGCTAAGGCTGCTTCTACTTCTATGGCTCGCTACATTCGTAAGAATAATGTTCGTAACGTGGTTTTAGCTTCGTGCCATCGTGACGTTTTGGAGTTTTTGCAACCTGATTGGGTTATTGATACTGATAGGGGTCAGTGGACTTCGGGAAGGTATCTTCGGCAACCTAGATTGGTTCTCAACGTTTATGCTTGCTCAAACGCCTTATGGAGTGTCTTCGCTGAACATCACTATCTCTCTGGGCAAGTCAACAAAGCTGCACACTGCTACGCAGCAGTTTGGGAAGGTCAGCTAGTGGGGTTTTATGCTGTGTTGGCTTATCCGTCTGGAACGGTGAAGAACGCTTTTAGGGGTCATAGGTTAGTGATTTTGCCTGATTATCAGGGTTTTGGTTTTGGACATCATTTGGCTGAGCTTGTTGCTCAACATTATTTGGATAATGGTAAAAGGTTTTTTGCTAAGACTTCGCATCCACGTTTGGGCGAGTATCGTGACAGTTCTACTTTGTGGAAGCCTACTTCTAAGAATCACATGGTGAGATCTGATGCTAAGGTTAGCCATAATTCTAGGTGGGTTATGAACCCTAATCGATGGAGTTATAGTCATGAGTTTGTTGGTGGAGATTATGCAGGATAATCAGGTTGAGTGTTGCCGTTGTGGGTTTAAGTGGGTGGTGAACGCTGAGAAACGGGGTCGCAAAGACCTTAAATGCATAAGCTGTCGAGTCAAACCTGCGACTACTATCCAGTACGGAAAACTTAGATGTACCCCACATCAGGGCAGTCTTGATGCTGATCTAAACCCGATTGACGGTAAAGGCAGAATCGTGTTGCCTGGGGTTAGGGTTTGTGGTCATAGGGATTGTGTGAATGCTACACATATTGTCAGTGAGTAGCACTACAATAAATCTGCAACACAATAAAACAGAAAACATAACACTTACGCATTAGAGAAAGAAGATTCAAATGGCAGTTGTAAAAGTTTCAGGTAAAGTTTCAAAAGTATTCGGTGCATCAAATCAAGGTTTATCTCTTGTTGAGTCCTACAAGTCTGCTACAGGTGAAGACTACACAAGAACCTACACAGTTTGGTTTGCTGTAGCTCATGGAGTTGCTGAAGGTTCAGAAGTTACTGTGTACGGTCAGTTGAGCACAAAGATTGAAGATTACGAAGATCGTAACGGTCAGCCTGCACGTAAGGTCAAGCTAGACATCAACAATGCTCAGATTGATAAGCCTGCAGCACCTGTTGCTCCTGTAGCAACTAACGTTCCCTTCTAGATTATGCGTCAATGGATTGTAGGTTTTCTCTTTGGCCTACTTTTCATAACTAACGCATGTTTCACAAGTCAACCCCTATCATTCCTAAATGGAGTGGTGGGGGTTTTCTGCTGGCTTGTTATTGTGGTGAATTATTATGGCAAGAGATAGTTTTAGTTTCACAGTGTTCGGGTATGAACCAAGGCCACAGGGTAGCAAGAAGTATGTGGGGACTCGTAAGACTGCTGCAGGTAATAACATTCCAATGATTGTTGAGAGTTCACCTGGTTTACCTGTTTGGCGTAAAGCTGTTAGTGATGCTGTTGTGCAGGC